CATCGGTGATTTTGCTCATGACACGGGTCGGGGCGTTCTCGCGATACTTCTGCAACCAGCCCACGCCGACGTCCTGCAACAGCGGATTTTTGGCACGGTCAGAGGTGTCGGCACGCTTCACGCCGTTGAATCCGATCATGATGCGGTCCAGCGCCTGGCGTTTGATGATGGAATCTCGCAGGCGGGTCTGGAAGTCCTGATAGCGCGCCCACAGGTCAAGCTGTGCGTAGCGGAAATGGAAGTCGTAGTTCACCTGCTTACATTCGTACTTATCAGACGTCAGGCTGGAGAAGTCAGCCGTCTGGCGCTCGCCGGTACCGCTGGTATCTGCGGTACTGGCAATAGTGCCCGCCACGCCCACGCCGACTTTCTCTCCCTTCATTTCCTCAACCGGGACGATGTTGATTTTTTGCAGGAACTCGGAGGACTCCTGCACGCGGGTCATCAGGGTCTGCGTGACGGACGGCTCAACGCTGAACTTTTTATTCAGGTCACCCACGTCCACGCCGCTCAGTTCGGCGACGCGGGACAGGTAAGCGTTAAATTTAATTCGGGTAGTTTGGCGCATGTTGATTCCTAAATTTATGGGTGTATTCAGCTGGCGATCAGCAGTCGGTCACAACGGCATCTTTACCGGTGCTGCCGCTGGCAACCGGGCGCTGTGCGTACTGAGTCGATTCCGTAGTGGAGAGCTTGTTTTTCAACTCGGCGAAGTCCTGGCTGTCTTTGGCGGTGGATTTCTCCAGTGCGTCCAGGCGGGCGGAAAGGTTGGTTTCCAGCTGCGACAGTTTGACGTCCTGCGCTTCCAGACCAGTCTGTGTGTGCTCGGCAACTTCGGTCACTGCGTCATGCACTTCAGCAAAGCGGGCGTCATCGCTGACCTGCTTGCGGGAGAAGGTCTGTTTAATGCGGTCAACCAGAGAAGGACGCGTTTCAATTTCTTCGAACTCGATCAGCGTTTCTTCGGCGGCGGTAAACAGGTTGTCAGGGGAGAACTTGCGGTGAGCCAGAGGATTTTGCTCGGCGGTTGCGCTGAACTTAAGATATTCGGTGCCAAGGCTGGCGGGGCTGTCAGTGACGGCCAGACCGACCAGATAAGCCGCGCCGGTGTTGGCAAACTTCGGGTTAACCTCGACTGAGGTGTAAACCTTCTGACGGGCTTTATTCATGGCGACCAGATCCGGCGTCGGGTCGATTTCCGCAAACAGGGCCAGCTTGCCCGCCAGCGCGCCCTCGGTGATCTCCTCGGCATAGCAGGCCAGGCTGTCACGTCGCCATAAGCACGGAATGAGCTTTCGGGTAATACGCTTTTAATGTGTTCCAGGTTAATCCGCGCGCCGTACACTTTTGGGTCATAGCCCGAGGCCATTTGCGAAATCCATTCGCGTGTGATGGCGCGGCCGTCGGTGGTCGCCCCCTCAACGCAGATACGAAAACGCTTTGCTTTTGTTGCCATCTGTCTGACTCCAGTCGGTGGATATTTCGAGATGGCTAGTGTCATGGGAGTGGCCGTAAGCCGCCAGCAGGTGCGGGTTGATGCTCGATGGCACAACGTGGACAGCGGGAAGATTGGCAGGCCAGCCGGTAACGTGGCGGCCATGAATACATCAAACTCAACCATCATCAGCGACCCACGGCGACAGGCGGCACTGCTTTACTGGCAGGGTTTTTCTGTGCGCCAGATTGGGGAGATGCTGAGCCAGAAAACGCCGACCGTGCAGAGCTGGAAGACGCGCGACCAGTGGGAGGCTATTGCGCCGATTTCCCGCGTAGAAACCAGCATGGAAGCACGGCTGATCCAGCTGGTTATGAAGGACGTGAAGGAGGGGAGAGACTACAAAGAGATCGATCTGTTAGGCCGACAGATTGAACGCCTGGCGCGGGTTAACCGCTACAGCCAGACCGGCAGCGAAGCTGACCTGAATCCTAACGTGGCCAACCGTAATAAAGGCGAGCGCAAAGCACCGGAGAAGAACGTGTTCAGCGATGAGGCTATCGGCAAACTCGGCGATATCTTTCTGGGCGATTCCTTTGAATACCAGCGCGGCTGGCACCGTGCCGGATTACAGCACCGGATCCGCAACATCCTCAAATCGCGACAGATTGGCGCTACCTTCTACTTTGCCAGGGAGGCGCTGATTGATGCGCTGACCACTGGCCGCAATCAGATTTTCCTGTCAGCCAGTAAAGCGCAGGCCCACGTCTTTAAAAACTACATTATCGACTTTGCCCGACAGGTGGAAGTGGACCTGAAAGGTGACCCCATTGTGCTGCCGAACGGCGCACGGTTGATATTTCTCGGCACCAACGTGCGTACCGCACAGAGCTACACCGGCAATTTGTACCTGGATGAATATTTCTGGATACCGAAGTTTCAGGAGCTGCGCAAAGTGGCTTCTGGCATGTCACTGCACAAAAAATGGCGTAGTACCTACTTTTCTACCCCGTCGAGTCTGGCCCACAGCGCCTATCCATTTTGGTCCGGCGAGCTGTTCAATAAGGGACGTCGCAATAAGGCCGACCGTGTAGATCTCGACCTTACGCATCAGCACCTGGCAAAAGGCGCACTGTGTGCTGACGGGCAGTGGCGGCAGATTGTCACAGTTGAAGATGCCCTGACCGGCGGCTGCAACCTGTTCGACCTGGATCAGCTCTCGCTGGAGTACAGCCCGGCGGAATACCAGAACTTGCTGATGTGTGAGTTTGTGGACGATCAGGCGTCGGTGTTCCCGTTCGCCGAGTTGCAGGGCTGCATGGTGGACAGCCTGGACGAGTGGAAAGACTTCGACCCGTACCTTGTTCGTCCGTTTGGTTACCGGCCCGCATGGATTGGTTATGACCCGTCGCATACCGGCGACAGCGCCGGTTGTGTGGTGCTGGCACCGCCGTCGGTGCCGGGCGGCAAATTCCGCATACTGGAGCGTCACCAGTGGAAAGGCATGGACTTTGCCGCCCAGGCAAAAAGCATCGAGGACCTGACAAAGCGCTATGTCGTGGAATATATCGGCATCGATGCGACGGGTATCGGCCAGGGCGTGTTTCAGCTGGTTCAGCAGTTCTTCCCCGCTGCCCGGGAGATCCGTTACAGCCCTGAAATTAAGACCGCTATGGTGCTGAAAGCCAAAGACACGATTTCGTCCGGGCGACTGGAATACGACACCAGTTTTACCGACATTACCGCCAGTTTTATGGCGATCCGTAAAACCATGACCGCCAGCGGCAACCGCTCAACCTACGAGGCCAGCCGCAGCGAAGAAGCCAGCCACGCTGACGTCGCTTGGGCCACCATGCACGCCCTGTTAAACGAACCGCTCACCGCCGCAAACGGTGGTATCAGCCCGAACATTCTGGAGTTTTATTCATGAGTAAGCGCAAATTTCGTAAGCCAGCAGAGACCACTACGACGGCACAACCCGAGGGCGTACAGGCCTTTAGCTTTGGTGAGCCCACGCCGGTGTTAGACCGCCGGGAAATTCTGGATTATATCGAGTGTACCGGTAATGGCCGTTGGTACGAGCCGCCGATAAGTTTCGACGGGCTGGCGCACAGCCTGCGGGCAGCGGTGCATCACAGCTCACCGATTTACGTTAAGCGTAATATCCTGGCCTCGACTTTTATCCCGCATCCGTTGCTATCACAGCAGGAGTTCAGCCGGTTCGCATTGGATTATCTGGTCTTCGGTAACGCCTTTCTGGAGCTGCGTCGTAACCAGCTAGGTGAGCCGCTGCGTTTTGAGTGTGTTCCGGCAAAGTATGCCCGTCGCGGAGTGGAAGAAGGGACTTACTGGTTTGTGCAGCAGTGGAAAGAGCCCCACCAGTTTGCAAAGGGCAGCGTGTTTCATCTTATCGAACCGGATATCAATCAGGAGCTGTACGGACTGCCGGAATATCTCAGCGCATTAAACTCGGCCTGGCTCAATGAATCCGCCACGTTGTTCCGCCGTAAGTATTACCAGAACGGCGCGCACGCTGGCTACATTTTGTATATGACCGATGCCGCACAGAGCAGCAGTGATATTGAGCAGATGCGTAAAGCGATGCGCGACACCAAAGGGATCGGCAATTTCCGTAACCTGTTTATGTACGCGCCGAACGGCAAGAAAGACGGTATTCAGATTGTCCCGCTCAGTGAAGTCGCCACCAAGGATGATTTTTTCAATATCAAGAAAGCCACACGTGACGACCTGCTAAGTGCGCACCGCGTACCGCCGCAGATGATGGGAATCATTCCTGATAATGCCGGTGGGTTTGGGGATGTTGAGAAGGTGGCGCAGGTGTTTGTGAGGAACGAGCTGACGCCTATTCAAAATAGACTTTTAAATATGAATAGTTGGGTTGGTTTTGAGTTGGTTAAATTTGAGGTTTATGTGTTTTAATTAAAGATAAAGTGCGAAGTTTTGTCAGGTGTTATTTTTCTAAGTTGAGGGTTTTTTT